TGCGGTCTTTCTGTCAGCAGCTTGTTCACGGCCTGATCGTTGTAGAGGTGGAAGCTGACCGTCCCGTTCACGCCCTTCTCCAGTTCGTAGCTGGAGAAGTTATAGTTCTCGGCGAATACGTGCAGCTTGCCTTCCCGGACGATCTGCGCGGCTTCTGTGTTCGCGTTCTGCATGATCTCAACGGCCTGGTTGATCTTCTTCTCCCATTGCGCGCCGATGAAGACCTGCCCGTTCATCCACAGCCGGTACGCCGCCTGGGTCATCTCCCCCTTTTCCACCTTGGCCAGCATATACTTCTGGCGTTCCAGGTGTTTCCGGGTGAAGTCCGCGAAACTCTGCCGGAGTTCCGCTGCGGCCTGTGCGTACACTCTGCGGATCTTCCGCGTCACCTCCGCGATGGCCTTCTCCGCTGCCCTTTCTCCGTAGTCCGGCATGGATTACACCTCCGGCTCTTCCGCTTCTTCCTCTTCCGGTTCCCCGTTCTCATCCGTGGTGAACACGCCCTGATCATCGGCTGTCTTCCGGTCGAGGATCGCTTCGACCTCATCCGGTGTGATGAAAGGCAGCTTGCGGATGATCGTTTCCGCGTCCAGGTAGTTCGCCGCCAGCATGACCATCTCCGTCTGCTCCAGGCGGTTGCTGATCCGGTTCCTGTGGAAGATCGGCATATCGTCCACGCCGATGATGTTGAGGATGCCGCGCACGGCCTTGATCACCTGGTACTCAAAGTCATCCGCTTCTTCGTCCATCGGCTGGTACGCCGCATCGATGTGATCATTCGTGGCTCCGGCCGCGATGGTATGCACATCCAGGCCACCGTAGTCCTCATAGATCTGCGCCCGGAGGGAGTCCAGCAGCGTGGAACGCGCCGCCGTGGGGACTTCCTGCGTGTACGGGGTCACGGAACTGTTGTCCGTGTCCGCTGCGGCGATGTGCTGGATCTTCAGCCGATCGCGGAACTTCGCCAGATCGTCCTCCGTCATGCCCATCGCGTTCCCCACGATCCAGTAGATCTCCGCGCAGTCTTCCAGGTCATTGGCGAATCCGCTCTTCACCAGGTCATACGCATCGATCTTCGTCCGCATCCCCACCAGATCGCTCTGCCGGTGCTTGCTCCCCCAGAACGGGATGATCGGTATCGTAATATAGTTGCTCTCTCCCACGATCTCATCAGGATCCGCATCGTTGTGGGCGATCTGCTGCTTGTACGCCCGTTTCGGCTCGTACTCTTCCAGATCCGCGATGCCCTTGGTGTCCTTCCGGCTGCGGTACTTCGTGTACCCGTCTTCTTCGTACACCACCACCGTGGCCGGACGGTTCTGCCAGTCCAGGCTCCAGAAGCGGATCCCGGCCTTGAGGGAGCCGTCATACTCATCGAACAGGGGGCAGAACTCCGTGGCCTTGAACAGATCGCAATGATCCAGGTTCCACATCAGGTAGCAGACCCGGTGTTCCCTTGCATAGATCCCGGCATCGTAAAGCACGGTATCAAAGTCCTTGCCGAGCCGCTCCTTGGTATCGTCCACCTTGACACGTTTTCCGTTCACCGGCTTATACTCCGCGTTTGCGAAGCTGATACCGTTGCCCAGGGAGTACGCCACCCTCTGGGTCACCAGCCTGTGGAAGAAGTTGCTGGCGATCTTGTTGTTCGCGGAGGTGAAGTCCTGCACCCGCTGGCCCATCGCGTTGAACACCATCCGCATGAACTCCATGATGGTGGTGTTCCGCTCCGCTTCGTACTCATCAGCTGCCAGCGCGGTCTTGTACTCTGCGCTTGCCCGGTACTCGCTGATCGCCGCCTTGATGAAGTCCATTTCCCGTCCGGCTTCTTTTTCCTTAACGTAGTCCTGATATGTTTTCAACATTTCTCACCGCCTTTTGTAATGATTCTATCTCGATGGCGAGGATCGCGTCCTGCGTCCTCTCCCGGTCGATCTGTTCCGTCACTCTCTGTTCAAGTTCTTCCTCGGTTGGCATCTCATCCACCTCCGAACGGAGAAATATACTTCACGTTGTCCCTGGGGTCAAAGTACCTGCACACACACGCCGCGCTGTCCGGCGCGTCATCATGCTCGGCTTGTTCCGAGTAGGCCATGATCTGCTCAATGTACGCCTTGTCCGTCCCTTCAAGGATCACGATGTTCTTCCACCACTTCCGCAGGAACGTGGCGATCTTCATAAACTTGTTCTGCGTTTCGTCATACAGACGGACGATATCTCCGCTGCGTTTCAGTTCCTTTCCGACAAATCCCTTGTCCGCGTTCCGCTCCATCAGAATGGGGGAACACCGCAGCCGCCTGGTTTCCGTGCTGAAGAATCCCATCAGCGTGTCAATGTGCGCCTTCCGCAGCCGTCCGAAGAGGTAGAGCGTGTCCCCGTCCCTCCGGGCGCAGGTGAGCGCGGAACTGTCCGAGCCGCCGTAGGCCGCGTCAATGTGTGCGATCCCGTTGTACAGAAGCGTGATGTCCTTCGTGTACTGCGGATAAGTTGTGAACAGCGCACCCTCGCTGGCGGCCCACAGGCCGAGGATGTACCGCTCATAGAGTACCGTCCCGGCGTATTCCTTCTTCAGCGCGGATACGAACGATGGATCTAGGAACGGATTGTCATCAATCGAATAGGTCTGATAGAAGATGTCCGCGTCCGAATCCAGGAACTGCTTCAGCCAATGCAGCGGATCCTTTGGGTTGAAGGTTCCGTCAAAGCAGGAGTACGGTTTGTCCAGGCGGCTCTTCAGCAGGTCGAAGACATCCGGTGACCAGTCCGCGACCTCATCCCCGTAGCAGTATTTGACCGATGCGCCGCGCAACCGGCTGACCTGGGAGATCTTTTCCGCGCCCAGCGCATAGCACTTCTCGCCGAACAGCCACACCGTGTTATCGCTGGAGATGTTGCCGACCAGCACATCGCCGAAGATCTCGCGCATGGGTGACAGCACGTTCCGTTCAATGGTGGCCTTGGTCACGCCCAGCACAACCGTCAATCCGGCTTTCCCGGCCCTCTCCCTGATCCGCATGGGGATGATCCACCGGAAGTCCATGTAAGTCTTGCCGCTCCGCGTAGCACCCCCTTTGAAGTTCCACCGGTGGTGGGACTCTCGCATATACTCCGCTTGTTTAGGCGTTAGAAGCATAACTCTTCACCTCTGCAAGCATCGCGTCCAGCTTCTCCATCGTTCCCTTGTCCTCTGCCTTGGGCAGATCTTCCGTCAGATCCTTGTATGCCGCTGTCAGGTCGCGGAGCCGCTTGATGTCCAGCGTGTTCTTGCCGATGTCCCGGTGTTCCGTGCTGGTGATCGATGCGAACTCATCAAACAGCCTGTCGAGCGTTTCCAGACCCTTCCGCTTGATCCTCTCGGCCAGCGCGGCGTTGTCCGCAACGGCTTCGGCGGTTTTCTGGATAACGTTTTGTGTTATTTCGGTCTTTGCGGCGTTCCGCTCTTCCGTCCACTTCTCCAGGCGGCAATGACGGGCGATGGAGTCCCTGGACACATGGTACTTTGACGCGAGTTTCCGCTGGGATACGCCTTTCACGTATTCAGCTTTGACCTTGTGCCAGTTCACCTTGCCGATTGTCATCACCCCCTCATGGCAGATCCTCCGTCTTTTCTATTCGCAGTTCGTATCCGAGCGGCTTCAGCAGCCTGATCAGCGTGGTCAGCTTGCAGTTCCCCCGGTAGTAAGTCCTTCCGACCGCCTTGCCCCATTCGTCCAGTCCGGCCTGTCTGCCCCATTCTGCCTGGGACATCGCCCGTTCCTGCCGGATCTTGTCGGCCTGGATGATCAGTTCCCTTGCTGTCATTGTTTCACCGTCCTTTCCGTTTGTCATTCCCAAAACTGTCAAAAGTTCGGATGGCCGCTCTCTGTCAGCCTTAATCCGAACAGTTGAGATCATGTCTTCAGTTTCTTCAAATCCTTTGCCAGCACCTCATAGGTGCGGAACGTGTGACCGCAATCAGAACATTTTCGCCGTCTTCGGATGATCCCGTCTTCGTCCCGGCTCCTGGTTTCGACCACATAGATGTTTTCGCTGTTGCAATTTGGGCAGGTCATTCCTCTGAACCTCCTCACCTTCCCGGCCACGGGGTTGAACAGGAACATCTCGCCCCCGGCGGCGTAGGCCACCCGGTACGCGTCCAGCTTGCTCCGGGTGATCCATGCGTCCCACGGGCTGCGGCTCCATACGAACAGCCCCGTTCCGATCTGCCGCGCCACCAGGTACTCACCGTCCTTCTGGACGATGATCCCGGTCTTTTCCCGGATGTCCATGTCACAGCTTCATCCTTTGCAGCACCCTGGGGACGATCTCCAGCAGCTGCTTCCAGGTGTCCACGGTGATGTAGATGTGTTCATTATCTTCTGGATTGATCCAGCGCAGTTTATCACCGGCCATCTGGAAGTCACCGACCTTTGTGGTCAATCCGTAGATCTTCATATCATCGTCCACGGTTTCCACTTTCAGATCCGTGACCGGCTGCGGCTGCAGTACGACTCCCGTCACCGGTTCCACCGGGTACGGTTCCCACGCGCTGCCGTCCAGCGTCTTCGGTTCGTCCTTCTTCTTTTCCGTCTTCTTCCGGCAGCTGGGGATCTGGGCGTACAGATCCGGCTGCGCTTTCTTCAGACAGTTTTTGATGTACCACCACAGCTTGTCCGGGGACTCGCTGCCGCATTCTCCGAGGTACTCCAGCGGATCGCCGCCGCTGATGGCGATCTCCACGGCCTTCTTCTTCTGTTCCAGGGTTATCTTGCTCATGCTGTTCCGTCCTTTCCCGTCCGTGATGTGCGGTTCTTTTCTGTTCAGTTCTTCCTTCTGCAATCTGTACCAGGTTCCCCAGGGGGAAATGCACCCCCGTAGGCCGAGGAAGTCCAGTACGCTCCCTCCGGCCTTTTCGATGCTCACACATTCCTTCGCCAGCTGCTCCCGGTTCATGGCTCCACCCTTTTCAAATCATATCCGTCCGGTTCGTAGTCATCGCAGGTGCTTAACCTGTGCCGCCCGCAGTAGTCAGATCCTCCGA